AACGAATTGACATCTGGGAGAGGTTTGAAAACATTTTCACCACCCATGTTACTATGTATGTCAGTGATAGACCCCATCACTACCGTCATCTCTGGTTTTCGCATCACTGCTTCCTTGTTTCTAGAAGGTGATTGAGACTCAATGAGCGGAGGGAGACCAAATATGGCTAAGAAAACATTGACAAAGCCAACGATTCCTTGACCCAAAACCATTATCAGCCTAATCATGAAAGTCAAAAACAAACTTCCTACAATGGCTAAACAAAACCACTTGAAAATTCCCCACCACTTACTAGAGCCAGCCTGAGGTTCAGCCTCAACCTGAACAAACTTGCTAAACTCTAATGGAGAAACAGGCTCCAAGCAACATTTGTTATACACAAATGGACTAACCATTAATGTCTCCAATATCTGGGTACCCAAGCAATCCACAAACTCCATATCTGGATCCTCAAATTTTACTCCTACAACCAATTCTATGTATTTAAGCAAGACGTTATCTCTATGAACACATATTGCATCAGCCCAAAAAATAGGGTCACTCAACACCATTGAAGTGGCCAGATTAACCATTGATTCATATGTTGGTGTCACAACTTTTCCAACGTAATGACAAAGAGTTGACATTATAAAGACTCTTTCTGTGGTAACTTTGTAAGCATACCCGTCAACGGTCCAATTGGTGGGTTATACTGATAACCGGGTAAATAACATCTGGGTTCAAACTCATAATTGCAAACATCTAAACATGATGGAAGCCACAATGTGTTTCCACTATACCACTTTTGTTTTAACCAAGACAAAATACCTGGATCTAATTTCTTTACATCGAATTCAGAATTCCATTCCAACTGATATGCCCTGGCTCTAATACCAAGCCAGTCATTTGCCTCAGAAGCTAATTCATCCCAATCAAATGTATTAGTTTCTATCATTTTGGAAATTTCCTCGTGATATATAGCCAGTTCCACAGGTGTTAACATCCTCTCTAAGCTCCTTAAAAATGGGGCAGCATTCAAATAATCCATAACACTGTCTCTTTCAGGCGGATCAAAGGACATATAACCAAAAGGTTCTTCCTTGGCTTTTCCTTTATCCATTTGTGATATTATCCGACTGTGTATATTTCCAGTTGGAGTTACTACAGTCCTACTTAAAACTTCTGCCAGTCCTCCTTTGTCAGTGTAATATTTCCACATCTG